GCTGAAACGATTACCTCTGCGGTCGAAGAAGTACAGTCAAAAAAACTTGGAACTGGCCGAGCAGTGCTCGGCCGCCCAAGCCGAATTGTACATGAAGAGGCACACAGAGTTAATCCAACAGTTGGACGAACGAATGTTGTTATTACAGGGGTTGCAGAATTCAGCAGCGGATCGATATCGGGAGGTGTCGAAGCTACTGCAGGAAGCACCGAAAGGGACGGAAGGCAGAGTTATCTTAGTGAAGGAGAACGAGAAGTTGAAAACCGAGTTGTCGGAGATCAAGCAGTTGAAAACCTTTGCAAATGTAGAAGTGTCTTCACTGAAGGCGGTACCGAAAATAGTAAGAAAGGCGATAGCAAAAAGGGACGGAGCGACGATGTTGGAAAGGATATCAGCATCCGGATTTGTGGTCGAAGATGTAATACAAACGTTGGTAGACCTGGGTTTGGTTCTAAGGGTTGTGGAAGGACATGTAAAAATTGTCGATTCCACAACTGTGAAGGACGTACACGAGCCCAGCATGAAATCAACGAAAGTGTTGCCGAAGATTACGATCGAATGAAGGTATTAGGTCCAGCCATGAGTGATTATGGTTGGCCCAAGACTGACATTGAAGCTATTGATGAATCTCTTTGTTATCATTCTTGCCGTTTTCAGCAATCCGTAGATCAAGTAGACATTAGTTTTTATAATAAAATACCAACTATTGTAAATGCCCTTGAGAGACTTTATTGTTCAACAAAGGTCAGGTACACTGGATGGCCGAGGGATTTCCATAAGTTCATTAGAGAATCAGTTGATTGGAATTCTTCTCCTGGTTGGCCTTGGAAGCAACAATTTCCGACTAACCGAGACCTTTTCATGTTTGATGGAGTTAATTTATCACATGAACGAGTCTTGATGGTCGAAGCTGCTGTTATTCAACGTTGGATCGATTTGGAAAAGGGTTGTAAAGCTGATCCTATACATGTTTTTGTTAAGGAAGAACCTCATAAAAAGATAAAAATAAAGGATAAGGTTTGGCGTTTGATCTCGGGCGTGGGTTTAACCGACTCGCTCGTAGACCGTATTTTGTACGGTAATTGGTTAGATAAAATGATTGAAAATTGGTCTGAAATACCATCCAAGGCCGGTTGGACCCCACAATTAGGTGGGTTCAAATGGTTAGCGAAAGCTTTCCGTTGTAAGGAACCTATCTCTATTGATAAGTCATCGTGGGATTGGACTGTAAATTCTTGGCATGTTCAAGTATTAATGCGTCTTATTCCACGTATGATTTTCGATCGCCAGTACGATGGTTGGGATACCGTTTTTAATAATAGAATGTTATCCTTATATGGTGCTGGGAATGTGGTGTTTAAACCTGCTTGTGGTTGTGAGTTCACACAATTGATTGATGGCATTCAGAAATCTGGGTGCTTGGGAACAATTGCGTTCAATTCAATTCTCCAGGTTGCTATTCATTTGGCAGCTGGCGGATTGGAAGAGGATCTTATTTTCAGTTTGGGTGATGATACCGTACAGGAAAGACCTAAGAATATACCATTAAATCTCTATCAAGATAATTTGAGGAAAACTGGAGCCATCGTAAAGGAAACTGACGAAGGCTGGCCCATTGTCTTTGGTGGTCATGTCATCAATGAGACGATCTCTCTTCCTAGTTACACGAGTAAACATATGTTTCAACTCTTGTATTTGGACGAGCGGTTTGGTCCAGAAACGTTGGAATCGTATAGGCATTTGTATGCTCTTCACGATGGTGTTTCGGATTTTCTTGAATCTTTGGCTTTACGTAAATATGGCCCGAAGGATCTTTTATCTCGTGAATATCTCCGAGAGTGGTATTTGGCTAATGAATAGAGCAATAAATAGCCGCCTGGTCACAAGTGATTAACATCAAGTCCGTTAG